ATTAAAATGGAAAATATGATTTTAAATGCATGGAATGGTCTATCTTATCAAGAAGGCATTTTATTTACCTTTTGGCTTTTTGTTCTTTATTATGGTAAAGTATGGATAGATAGTAGATTTAAGAGAAAGGAATGTTCATGTTACAAGCGTTAATTGGACCTGTATCAAACCTTCTTGGTAAGTTTATAGAAGATAAAGACAAGAAAAACGAATTGGCTCATCTAGTGGCTACGATGGCAGAAAAACATGCTCAGCAATTAGCAAAAGGTCAATTAGAAATAAATAAAGAACAAGCTAAACACCCTAGTATTTTTGTTAGTGGTTCAAGGCCTGCTATTATGTGGATATGTGCATTAGGACTTTTAACTCAATTTTTTATAATGCCTATAGCAGAATGGGCAACAGCAATTTGGGCACCTACAGTTATCTTACCAAAATTAGCAACTTCTGAACTTATGACTTTAACTCTTTCATTATTAGGTTTAGGCGGAATGAGAAGTTTTGAAAAATCAAAAGGTGTAGCTAGGGAAAATATGAAAAAATGATATGGTTTTGGTTAAAATTATCAAAGCCTTTTCTAAAGATTGGGAATTGTTTTTATAGAAAACATGTATTAGAACTTAAAAGAAAACAAAGGCAAAATTAAAATGAAATTATGTTATGTTTGTAAAATTAGTATGCAAAAACAAGTTATTGTAAAAGATGGAGTAGTTCAAACAGTTAAATATATTTGCCCTGCTTGTCAAATGGTTGAAGAAGGCGAAGATGTTTCTGGTTCTAAATATTCATCATTTTCAGGTATTGAAGATTTACAAGAGGTATAAATGAATATTGAAACCCTTAAAAAAGAACTTATAGAAGATGAAGGTGTCAAATATGAGGTGTATTTAGACCATTTGGGATATAAAACTTTTGGAATAGGTCATTTATGTAATGCTACAGACCCAGAAAACGACTTCGAGATAGGTCAAGAGGTCACAAAAGAAAGAGTTGATGAGTGTTTTCAAACAGACATAGAAGTGGTAATTGATGATTGCACAGTTTTATATGATGATTTTTATACCAAACCAGAAGAAGTTCAATTAATTATTGCAAATATGATGTATAATCTAGGTAGACCAAGATTAAGCAATTTTATTCGTATGAGAAAAGCTATTAACGAAGAAAACTTTGACGAAGCTAAAATTCAAATGTTAGACTCGAAGTGGGCAAAACAAGTGCCTAACAGAGCCAAGCGATTAAGTGATAGAATGGGGAATATAGTAACTTGAGTTATAGGTTATTAAAATTAAATTCTGGCATTGTAAAAGATATTACAGAATATTCTGCAGGCAAAAATGGACCATTTTATGTTGATGGTAATTTAGTACGTTTTAAAAATGGTTATCCATCAAAAATAGGTGGCTGGGAACAAGAGGTATATTTTGATAATGCTGATACTTCTAGTTCAACATTAGCTCAAGGCAAACCTAAAAATGCTGTTTTTTGGAGGGCAAGTGATGATGGAATTGATAGAATAGCACTTGGTACACATAATCATTTATATATAATAAACTCTGGTGTATTATATGATATTACACCGTTAAGAAAAACATCTACAAATTTAAGCAATCCTTTAGTTACAACAAATAATTCAACTACAATTACTATTACAGATAATAGTCATGGTGCAATAAATGGCGATTTTATATTTATAGAACAAGCAACTGCTGTCGGTGGTATATCTGCTGATACTATTAACAGAGTTGATGGTTACCCAATAACATTTATTGATTCAAACTCTTACTCAATACAATCACCTACACAAGCAACAAGTGGTGCTACAGGTGGAGGTACAGGTGTAGATATAAATTATTTGATTGGTAGAGCAGATTTTATGAATATAGAAAGTGCTGATACTGCTACTGGTTGGGGAGTTGGTACGTGGAACCTTAGTACATGGGGTACTGCAAGAGATGTAACTAGTGATACAGTTGCATTAGAAGCGACACAATGGTCTTTACAGTTATGGGGAGAAGATTTATTAGCAAGTAATAGAGATGGACAAATATATTATTGGGATACCTCTGCAGGAGAAACAAATAGAGCATCTTTAGTTTCTGCTATAAGTGGTTCTAGTGGTGTTCCTACAAAAAATAAAACCATGACAATTTCATTCCCAGATAGACACTTGATAGTTGGAGGAACAACTATTTTGGGTACAACAACCCTAGACCCAATGCTTGTTAGATTTTCAGACCAAGAAGATTTTACCAATTTTACACCAACAGCTACAAATACATCTGGCGACCAAAGGTTAGAAATAGGAAACAAAATAGTTTCAATTATACCTACAAAAAATGAGACATTTATAAGCACAGATGAGGCTGTTTATGGAATGAGCTTTGTTGGCCCGCCTTTTACATTTTCATTTAGATTATTAGGAGTTAATTGTGGTGCTATAGCCAAAAATGGTGCAATAAGTGTTGATGGCAATGTTTATTGGTTAGGTAAAAGTAACTTTTTTGTATACAATGGTGCAGTTCAAGAATTGCCATGTACTGTAAAATATTATTTATTTGATAGAATACAACAAAGGTATTTTGATAAAACATTTGTTGGGCAAAATAAAAAATTTAATGAAATAACATGGTTTTATGTAAGTGTGGATAATCCATTAGGAACAGTAAACCCAGAACCAGATAGTTATATAACTTATAATTATGCAGAAAACACGTGGGTTGTTGGTACACTTGATAGAAATGTTTGGTTAGATGCTCAAGGTTTTAAAAACACACCTTTTGCTTTTGATGGTGATGCTAAATTGTATAACCATGAAACTGGTAACAGTGATAACGGAAATGCCATGAATTGTTTTATTGAGAGTGGTGAACTTGAAATTGATGAAACTGGTAACAGAACATATTTGATTGATAAGATTGTGCCAGATGCAACTATGACAACTGATACAAATCTTAAGGTTGAATTTAAATGTAAAAAATATCCTAATGGAACAGAGGTTACAAAAGGACCATTTACAATTACATCATCTACACAAAAAGTAAGTACAAGAGTAAAAGGTAGACAAATAGCCATTAAATATTCAAGTAATGGTACAAATGATGAATGGTCAATTGGTGATTTTAGAATTAATGCAACAGAGGATAGTTTTAGATGATTAGATTACCAACACCTCCAAGTTTAATGAATGCACCTGCTCCTGCTGAAGCTTTTTTAGCAAGGTTTAATTCAATTATACAATATACAATTAATTTAAATCAAGCATTAGAAATACAACAAATAGAAACTACCAAAAGTTTATTTTCTGTAGGTAAAGAAATAGAAAATCAAGCAACTGCAAAAGGATTTTTCTTTGGCTAATAATTATAAAAATGAAAAAGCTGATTTAAGTACAACTGGTAATACAACAATATATACTTGTCCTACAGCAACACAGAGTATTCTTAAAAGTATATTGATTAGTAATGATAGTGGTAGTACGGATACTTTAGATGTAACTCTCACAAATACAAGTAATGCTGTCTTTTCAGTATTTAAAGCAAAATCAATCGCATCAAATACAACTGTTGAATTATTATCACAACCACTTATAATAATGGAAAGTGAAATTTTAAAAGCACAAGCAACTACAGCAGACCGATTGCATATAATTGTAAGTTTTTTGGAGGTTAATTAATGGCAGTCAGAGGTACAGTAAATCCAGATGGCACATCTACAACAAGTGGTGATGATTTAGCAAGGTCATTAAATTTTACTAATAGTTCACTGCAAATGCCAGAAACTAAAGATGCTATATATGGTGCATTTGGTGATATATTAAATCAAGATGCTTATGAACAGACTGTAGATGATGATGCATTATTTAAATATGGTGTTTATCAATTAGCAACACAAAATCCAGAATTAGAAGAAGGTCAACTTCAAAAAATGTATGGTACTGGTGCTATGCGAATATTTGAATGGGTTAAAACCATACAGTCTGGAGAACGAACATATGACCCTAACAATTTTGAAGATAGAGAAAAACTAGAACAATATAGCAATTTAGGTGAATTACCAGAAGGTTTCCTTACACCAGAAGAAATACAACAACAATTAATTGGTGATACTGCTACAGCAGTCGCAAGTACTGTTGGTTCTAATATTGGTTCAGCAATCGCACAAGGAGTAGACGACCCTTATTTTACTGGTTTGAAAAGTTCTCTAGGTTTTGGTCCGGGTTTACCAAGTGATAATGTGCCTAATGTGTTTGATTTAGGCGATAGTTATGATTTTATGACATCAAGTAAAGGCAAAGGTCATGTATTTAACCCTGCATTAAGTAGCAAAAGTGCGGCAGAGGCAACGGGCAATTTAGATATATTTAATAAAAACAAACCTTTTAGTGTAAGAATATCTGGTAAAGGCGAAGATTCTGTATTTGCATATAAAGGTGAAGGAAATAGTATTGCAGGCGATTCAAATTTAGGTGTAAATACTGATACTGGAGAACTTTACCAAACATATACTGGAGGCCCCGGAAGCACTTTACCAACTCAAGAAGGATATTGGGGTAGAGTTAAGAGTGATGCAACATCAAGTAGCACTTATGGTGCAAGTGCAGGTGCAGGTGTAGGTACATTTTTTACAGACCTTATTTTAACTAAAGGTAAAGACCCAATGAAATCTGCAAAAAAAGGTGCTGGAGCCGCAGTTGGTACATACATTGGTTTGACATTAGGTGGTCCTATTGGTGCTGTTGTAGGAGCTACAATAGGTGGTTCTATAGGTGGTCGAGTAATATGTAATGAGTTACGAAGACTTGGCTTAATGACTACAGAAGACATATTGCTTGATTATCATTTTACAAAAGAATATTTAACACCAACTCATGTGAAAGGTTATCATATCTGGGCAATATCTATTGTTCGCACAATGAGAGATGGGAAATCAGTGAAATTATGGCATCATATTGCAAATCGTAGATTAAATGAAGTTAAATATATACTTGGTAAAAGAGATAAACCAGATTACTTAGGAAAAATTTATAGATTTATTGGCGAATCAATATGCTATGTATTAGGAAAGTTTTGTAAAAAAACAGACTGGTCAATTTTATATAATAAAAAGGAGATTTAAATGGCATTAGAAGATGTAGGTATAGAG